AGGTAATTTATAAATAAAATTTATATTTTGTTTCTTATTAATATTAGATATCATACAATTATTAACCCATTTTGGTATTGGTTTTTTTACTTTAACATCATATTTATTAATTGTTAATTTTAATAATAATAATCCAAATAATAAAACTAATATAACTGACAACAGTGGTAATTTTATATATAATAAACTATAAAGTAGACCAAATATAATTCCAAATATAATTTGAATAAATGTATGTCTTTTTGATATTACTCTTTGTAATGATATAATTGCTATTATAATTAATAAATATTGTAAATTAATATAATTATAATTATATAACAAACAACATATTATAGTAATTATTTCAGCATGACCAGATGGCATACCAATATGACATAATTTATTAAATTTATCTTCTTTAAATAATGGTCTTTTAATAAAGGTTTTCTCAATGAATGTTTTAGTAATTAATTTTTCAATTCCATTTTGTATAAATAAATGATATATAAATATAAATAATATAATACATATTATTTTCATTATTAATTATTAAATATTAGATAAATATTTAATAATTTTAATAATTTAATGAGTTTAGTTTAATATTTTATTTTATATTATTATTTTAATGGTTAAACTAGTAACAGTAGTAACACATATTGATGGATATTTACCATGGTTAGAAAAATCATGTAAAAGATTTAATACTAAATTAATAAAATTAGGATATGGTCAAAAATGGTTAGGATTTTCTTGGAGGTTTAAATTAATGATTGATTATTTAAAAACTATAGATCCAAATGAATTAGTTATTTTTATTGATGCATATGATGTTATGATGTTAAGATCTCTTGATAATATTGAAGAATATTATAATAATATAGTTAAAATGAATAAATGTAAAATAATAATTTCAGAAGATAAAGCTATTCCTTTTTATCAAGAAATTATTGGGAAAATATATTTTAATGATTATAAAGATGCCCGACCAAATGCGGGATCCTATATGGGAAGAGCAAAAGATATATTAGAAATAATTTCAAAAATTAATCAAAATATAAATTATGAGGATGACGATCAAATGTTATTTACAAAATATTATAAAAATAATTTAAATGAATTTTATATTGATACATCTAATATATTTTTCTTAACCAGGGCAAATCAATTAAATGATATATTAACAGATTCTAATATAAATATAAAAAATCATGAATTAACATATATAAATTCAAAACCTTTTTTTATTCATGGTAATGCGCACACATATATGGATCAATTAATATTAAAATTAGGTTATAGAATTTCAAATAATAAAATTAAAGAAATAGAATTTAAATATAAAAAAAAAGTATTTGAAATAAATATATATTATGTAAAAACATTTTTAAAAAAAAATAAATATTTATTTTATATCATAATTTTTTTAATTTTTTATTTAATTAAAAAATATGTCGTAATCACAATTAAATAAAAAATATACTAGAATAATAATGAAATATAATTTTAAAAAAATAATTTTTAACGATGGTGTATTACAAAAGTCTATTGATATCACATATATAATTAATATTGGAAAAAATTTAGATAATATTAAATTACAATTATCATCATTTCATCCAACTAATATAATTTATATAATAAATACTATAAATAAAATTGATGCATTTTTAGAAATATTTAAACATGCTAATAAAAAAAATTTTAATAATATATTAATTTTAGAAGATGATTTTATTTTTTCTGATAAAATAAAATTAGTTGAGCATCAAAATAATTTAAATAATATTTTATTACATTTAAAAAATACTGATTTTATTTATTTATTAGGTTGTATACCATATGTACAAATACCTTATGATTTACATAATTACAGAGTTATTTCAGCTGGTACTCATGCTGTGATTTATAGTTTAAAAAATAGGATTAAAACATTAAGTTTAAATCAAACAGAAATTAAAGATTGGGATTTTTATAATAATCAAAATTTAAATAGATTAACATATCAAATACCCTTGTGCTATCAATTATTTCCTGAAACAGATAATTCTAAATTATGGTGTAAAGATTATGGGAATAATATATTTATGCAATTATCATCTAAAATATTTACTAAAATTTATAAATTATTAAATTTAGATACTAATATAGAACCAGGTACATATATATTTTATTATTCATCAAAATTATTATCATTAATTATTTTTTCACTATTTTTATTTTTATTATTTCATAAAATAATCCAAAAAGATTTTACATCGATTTTAGGATTTATATTTATATTAGCATCAATACATCGTATATTATTAAAGAAAGAGAGACAAAACGAAACAAAAAATTTTAACATACCTAATTATACCCAATATATAATTATTTTTTATGAATTTATTACTGGTATTTTATTAGTATTTAAAAATAAATATACGGATATTGCTTTAAAATTATTATTAGTTTTTTTAATATTAGGATCAATTAAATTAATGACAATTCATGAAGAAAAAATTATTAAAACATACAAAGATGCATGGACATTTAAACCATCCATGTTAAGTTTAACATTTCATATTTATATGATTTTTATAATTATTATTTTGATAGTAAAATAGTATCTCTAAAAATTCTGTTTACGTGTTTTTTTAATTTATATAAAAAAAATTGTTTACGTGTTTTTTTAATTTATATAAAAAAAATTGTTTACGTGTTTTTTTAATTTATATAAAAAAAATTGATTATTTAAAAAAATAATCTTTTAACTAATTATATATGGCAAAATTAGTTAAAAAATTACAAAATGTTAATGATGATCAACTTAATATTGCATCATCTTTTTCTATTGAAGAACTGGAAGAATTAATTGAATATTCTTCTGATAAATATTATAATACTGATAAACCAGTATTATCAGATACAATTTATGATATTTTAATTGATTTTTTAAGAATTAAAGATCCAAAATCTAAAATATTAAAAAATATTGGTGCAAAAATTAAAACTAAAAATAAAGTTAAATTAGATTATTGGTTAGGTTCAATGGATAAAATTAAACCAACTACTAATCAATTATATATTTGGACGAAAAAATATAAACCACCTTATAATTTATCTGATAAATTAGATGGTATTTCAGCATTAATTGTATATAAGTCAGAATCAAAAGAAATTAAAATGTATACACGTGGGACAGCAGTTGAAGGTCAAGATGTTAGTAAATTAATTAAATATTTAAAACTACCTAATTTTGAATTTATAAATGATTATTGTAAAAAAAATAAAATTAATGGTGATCAAAATTTAATAGCATTTAGGGGGGAATTAATTATAAAAGAAGACGTTTTCAATAAAAATTGGCTTGGTAAATTAAAAAATGGAAGAAATTCTATAGCAGGTTTAGTTAATAGTAAAAATATTAATCCAGAATTAGCAATAGATACTGATTTAGTAGTATATGAAATAGTAGATCCATTTTATCCTATTAATAAACAATTCAAAATTATATCTGAATTAGGATTTAATACAGTAACTAATAAAAATATAGATCATGATTTAAGTTATGAATTTTTATCTGATTATTTAAATAAAAGAAGAACTAAATCAGAATATAATATTGATGGTATTATAGTAACTAGTATTGGTGATCATGATAGAAATATAGATGGTAATCCTGAGTATGCATTTGCATTCAAAGATATTATTCAAGATCAAATTACAAAAACAACAATTGAATCAATAGAATGGAATGTATCCAAAGATGGTTATGTGAAGCCAACTTTGATTTTAAAACCAGTAACAATTGGTGGTGTTGAAATTAAAAGGACAACCGGTAATAATGCTAAATTTATAGTAGATAATATTTTAGGACCAGGTGCTATTATTGAAATTATTAGGAGTGGTGATGTTATTCCTAAAGTTCAAAAAGTTATTAAAATTGCATCATCTGGTAAACCAGATTTACCTGAAGGTAAATGGCATTGGAATAAAACAAATGTTGATATTATTATTGATGATATTGATAATGATGAGGTATTAGTTAAAAATATATATTTCTTTTTCTCTACTTTAAATACTAAAGGATTAGGAGAACAAAATGTGAAAAAATTAATTGATTCTGGATTAAATAGTATATTAAAAATTATTACAGCAACAAAAGAAGATTTTTTGAATGTTGACGGATTTGCTGAAAAATCTGTTGATAATTTAATAGAATCAATAAAATTTGCGATTACTGATGTACCATTATACAAAATTATGGCTGCTTCGAATAAAATTGGTCATGGTATTGGAGAAGAAAGAATTAAACAAGTTTTATCAATTTATCCAAATTTATTGACTGATTATAAAAAATGGGATAACAAAGAATTTATTGAAAATTTAAAACAAATTAATGGTTGGGAGTTAAAAACATCAACATTATTTGTTACTAATTTTCATGAATTTATTAAATTTTTTAATTCTATAAAAAAATATATTAAATTAGAAGTTACTAAACAAATAATAAATGGAAATTTCACTGATAAAATTATAGTTTTTACTGGTTTTAGAGATAAAGACCTTCAAAATAAAATAGAAGATCAAGGAGGAAAAATTGCATCTTCAATATCAAAAAATACAGATTTTTTAATAGTGAAAGATCAAAGTATGATTGATGAACCTACTGATAAAATAAATAAAGCATTAAGTTTAAATATTAAAATAATTACTAGAGATCAATTAATAAAACTATTAAAATAATATTATATTTAAAATTAAAATCATTATTAATATAATAATGCAAAAATTAAATCAAATTACATTTGATATATCTTTGATTGATTTTGCACCATTATATTTCCATTTTTTAGATGGTCACTTGAATTCAAAATTTGGATCAAAAATAAAAATAATTAATAATTTAATTATTAATTACAATTTTATTGATATTAATGATGAAACGGATAAAATAGTTTTCTTAAAAATAAAAGAAAATAGTTTATCATTTTCAAATTTTAGAAATGAAAATATTAATTTTTCTTTTGATGAAATTATTAAAAATATTAATGATGAAACATATATAGATAAAATATTTGATAGATTAAATTATTGTTTATATAATGTAGGATTAGATAAACATGCTACAACCATTTTATTTGAATTGAAAGATGATTCGATTATAATATCATTTTTTAACTCTGGTGAAGGGATTCTATATAATGGATCACCATCAGGTTCTTATTTTAAACCATTTAAAAGTTTTATTATTGATATTTCAAATAAATTAGAATGCTTTAAAAAAATAATATCTATAATATTGATACCAGTATACTATAAATTAGTTACATTGATTATTTATGATAAAAAAAGAAAGATTACAATTAATGGAATCCATGAAAAAATGGTAGGAAATAATTATAAAATATTTAAAAAACTAATTGAATTAAGTAAATTTTTAAAAGGTATAAACTTAAATATAGATTTAAATGACATAATAAAATATGAATTTAAATATAATGGAATATCTTATAATATAAATAATATTTATGATTATCCTAATGAAGAATATTTTAATAATTCATTTAATAATTTAAGTAGTACAGCAAAAAATAATAAAGTAATAAAACAAAATTTTTATTTATACGATATTGATAGTTTAATTTTTGAAACTAAAGATTCTTATTATAAAATTATATTAGATTATATTACAGATACATTTTTATTATCTGAAAAAAATGATTATAATTTTACAGTATTTTTTCAAAATAGTATGAATTTTGATTTTATAAATAAAAATATTAGAGATAAAATAATTTTTATAAATAAAGGTAATGATATTTATATAAAACCACAGGAAAATGGTTCATGTACTTGGTTTTCTATTTATTGGCCTTTATTATATTTTTATATAACAAATAATAATCCTAATAAATATTATGGAATGATAAAAAAAATATATGAAACTTTTTCAGAAATGTTAAAAAATATTTTTAAACAAGAAAATTTTATTAATACAAAAGATTTATTATTAAAAAAAGTATTATATAGTAAATTTTATAATTTAGGTTTTATTAATGAAGAATTATCTATAGAAAATATAAATTCAATTTATTCTATTCATTCTTTTAAATATGAAAAAATGAAAATAGATAATAATTATACAGTTAATAAATTATATAGTTTTGATAATACTTTTTTGAATATTTTTATTGAAAAATCATATGATAATATAGAAGTTTTTACTTTTATTGATTTATATAATTATTATCAATATGATAAAGTTTTTAATAAGGAAAAACCTGATATTTCCATATCTTCTACATTATTCACTGAATATGATGAATTATTATTAAATTTTCAAGAATCATATGATATTGATAATACATTCTATATAAATAATTTTATATCTTATTCATTATATGTTAATAATATTTATTATAAATATAATTTTGAAGATGATAATGAATTGATTAATTTTTGTAAGTACTTGTATAGATATGATATTTTTATAAAAATATGTAATAAAATATATGAAAAAAGTATAGAATTATTTAAAAATATTGATAGATTTCAAGAAGAAACACAAAAAATATATGATTATATTTTACCAATAATATTTAATGAAAAAAATAGATATTTTAATTTTAACAATTATTATATTAAAAATACAATAGGTGGATTAAAATTTAAACTAGAATATATTAAGAAAATATTTGATATAACATCTGGTTGTAAATATAATATTAATCATTTTATAGATATTGATTTTAATGATAATAATAAAAAATATTTTAAAAAATATAAAAGAACCATTGATTATTATAAAAAATTAAGAGAATATTTATATGAAAATCCTAAATATATTTATCAGGATTTTAATTATAATGAATATGAAATAGGGGAAGATTATTTTATTTTATTAAATATTCATGATATTTTTAAAAAAGAAGAATTTAGAAATAATTTAATTAAATTTTATGCAAATATATTTTTTGAAAAATATAAAAGTAATAATACTTTTACGAAAGAATTATTTTGGATTACATTTAATCTTCAATTATTAATTACGAAATATACAAGTGGTTTAAAACGAAATGAAAAATATTATAATAATTTTGATCCTAATATTAATAAATTTATTATTGAAACAAGTATTATTAGTATAAATGAATTTTATAAAAAAATTATTGAAATAATAAATAATAAAGAAAAAAATCAATTTATAGAATATTTAATTAAAAATAAAGATATAATAATTAAAACTGTCGAAATAATACTTAAAAAACATTTTAAAACTATAAGTTTTGATTATGAAAATAATACTATTAATATTGATGATAAAACTTTTATTTATATTAAATATATACACGTTGATACAACTGATTTATCATTAATGATAAATAAAGATAATATTTTATTATTAGAAATAAATAATAAAGAATTATTAATAGTTGATGATAATAATTATATAAAATTAATTATAGAACCAAATATTGAACCATCTAAAACAGAAAATAGTAATAGGAAATATATTAAAGTTAAAATTAAAATAAGATATGTTGATAATTCAATTACTACTAAATTTAAAATAAATGAAATATTATATAATAATAATCCAATAATTAATTATGCAGATTTAAATGAACCATTTAAATATACGATTCCTATGAATTGTTTTAATATTATTTATAAAATTAATGGAATATATCATATAACATATTTTTGTAATAATATTAATAATTCTTTAATTCTTGGTGAGTCATCATTATCAGGACAATATACAATTACAATTAATAAAAATAATTTAATATATCCTGATAATAAATCTTATAAATCATTTTATAATTTATGTATTAATTTTGATATAAATCATTTAAATATATTATATTGTAATTTTAAAAATGAAACTACCTATTTGTTATTAAATGATAAATATTTTAATTCTTTTAACTTTAATAAAAATCAATTATTAATTGAAGAATTAAAGAAAGAAAATTATTTAAAAATAAATTTAATTTTTCCTGAAATAACAAACATATTTGATTTTAAAACTAAAGAATTTACATTAATTTCAGATAAACTTAGAGATTCTTATGTAGAAGAAATAATAAGTACTATAGGTAAAGTAAAGAAAAGTATTAATAATTTTTTTATTTTTATAAGAGGAAATAAAAATATTAAAACTATATTTGATAATTATAGTATTATATATAATTATTTAATTTCATTAAAAGTGTTAAATACTTGTAATATATTAATAGAATTATTAGATATAAAATATAAAAAATCAAACTATATTGAATTTTGTAGTCAATTAAAAATATTCAATGATTATTTTAATGTTAAAAAACATAGTTTTAAATATAAGTTTGAAGCTATTTTTGAATTAATCTGCGGTAATGAATTATTAGATGAACAAATGGAGAGATATAATAATATTGTAAATAGTTATATTGATTATATAAAAAACAAAGGCGCTCCTGATAAAAAATACGATCTTGTTCCTAAATTATATGAGGATGAAATAAATATAATTAACCAAAGTGGTGGTCATATTTATCCACTACACCACATTATGATGGGTAAAGGTAAATCATCAATTTTAACACCTATATTATCTTTATATTTTTCATTGATTTGTAATAAAGAACCTATTATTATTGTTCCAGAACATTTGTTAATAGATACTCAAGAAATAATAAATGAATATGTACATGTGTTTAATATAGGAAATATTCAAATATTATCTGATGATATCGCTAAAGGATATTTTTTAGAAAATGAATTTAAAAGTAATGATAATAGTATTATGATTATAGACGAGTTTGATTATTTAATAGATCCATTAAAAAGTAACTTTAATATAACAATAAACAAGAATAAAAGTATCATGGAAGTATTTAATATGTTAGTACCGCCTGATATATTAGAAAATATTGAAGAACATCAAAATTTCTTAATAAATATAAGACAAAATGATAAAATTAATGATTTATTTTATAATGATTATTTAATAGATGATATAGATAATATTATTAAAGATATTAGAGATGGAAAATTAGTAGAAAATATAAAATGGGGTATACATCCTAGGAAATTCTATGCAATACCCTATAAAAATAAAGATACTCCTTTATTAACGAGTAACTTTTCATCATTTATTATAACTATATATTTAACTTTATATTACTATATTATTATTCATAATTATGATATTACTGATACAGTTGTTAACTGTATTATTGAATTTAAATTATTCACTGAAATATTTGATACAGAAGAACCTGTAATTTTGACAAAAGAATATATAAAAGAATTATCACAAAATGAAAATTTCAAAATTAATACCCTATTTAAAATATTATTTAAGAATATATTCGAAGGAATTAAAATTGCAGAATATCAATATAATACATCTTTTATAGATTTAATTAATATTGATAATTTATTTAAAATTGGATATTCTGGTACATTAAATATATTACCATTAAATTTGAAAACTATTGATAAATTTGATATTGTATCAATGGAAGATCGTGATGAAGAACAAAATATTAAATTTGCAATAGAAAATAAAGATACAGTTATTATACAATTTATAGATTTAGATAATTTATATATAATAATAAATAATTATGATGCAATTATAGATTGTATAGGTTTACTAAAAGATTATCAAAATCAAGAAATTGCAATTAAAATATTTCTTTTATTTAATAAAAAAAGAAATATAATATTTATAGATGAAAATAATAAAAAATATGTTATTATAAAAGATACAGAAAATAAAATAGATTTATATAATTCAAATATTTATTATGAAAATCCATTTATTTATTTTGATCAAGGTCATATTTTAGGTATTGATATTAAACAAGATATGTATCCAATAATGAAAGGTTTATGTATTATTGGTAAAAATTCTATTTATTCTGAGGTTGCACAAGGAATGTATAGATTAAGAAAATTAAATATGGGTCATTCCATAGATTTTTTATATTATGATGAATTAGGAAAAATAAATAATAAATCATTATTGAAAAAATTAAAAGATAGAGAAAATATTAATAATGAAAATAAAAAAATTAATTTAGAATATCAAATTATCAAATCTGATTTAAGAAAAAATAGGGATAAAACAGAAATAAATAAATTATATATTAGTGAAGAATATACTAATTTTAAAAATCCAAAATATGATATACGTTATTTTGAAAAAGTTAAATATTATACATCAGAAGAAATAGATGTGAAAGATATAAATAATATATTTAAAAATATATTTTATGATACTGAATTATCTCAATTATCTGAAAATATTAAAAAAAATATTCTTAAATTAGTTTACAATTTAAATTCTTATAATAGTGATCATGTTACAGAAATAGAAAAATTAACTTTAAAAGAAGTAGAAAAATCATATGATAAAGTATCTAATTTGATTACATTTAAAAAAGAAGATATAATTGAATTTGAATATATAGATTATTCATTAATTAATGAAACTAAAATAGAGTATGATAATTTTATTGATTATTTACCAAATATTTTTACTCAAGTAAATGGGATTGATTTCAGTAATAATAAATCTGGTTATTTATTTGTTTATAAGAATAATAAAATATTGATAATACCTGGATATCTCATAATTTATTATGAAAAATATCCTTTATTCAATTATAAATTAAATTATATTAATAATAAAAAAATAGATGATAAAATATTAAAAAAATTAAAAGAATTAGACTTTTTTAAAGTTTTATATAATAAAAATGAAAATGTAATAGAATCAATCAATTATGTTTTATATAAAATATTATCTGATAAAAAAACTCTGTTTAATTATCAAATAGAATTAATAAAGAAATATAAAAGTATTAACACAGATATTATAAAAATTAAACAGTCTTTAGTACAATTTCAAGATTTAAATATATCACGTATAAAAAATAATTTATTTAGTAAAAAATATATTAAAATTAATAATAATTATTTTAAAAAATATTTAATTTATAAAAAAAAATATTTAAAATTAAAATTAAATAAAATAACTAATGGATAATAAAAAAATAAATGAATTATATTTAATAATATATGAATATCAAAAAATAATAAAACAACTAGAAAATAAATTATATTATGAACAAAAAATAAAAGAAAAAATAATAAGTAGATTATAATATTTTTACATATTTTCTGCTTTGATCATATTATCTGCTTTAATCATTAGTTCTGCTTTAATCATAATCCATCCTTTAACACGATTATTATTTAATTCTTTATACAAATCTTTAATTTTAACAATATTAGGCGTTTTAGACATAATATTTCTATATAATTCGAAAATCATTTCATCATAGGGTGAATTCTTAATAGTATAATGATAATTACCATGTTTAATTTTAATATAATAATCACTAGTTTTATCTTTTGAAAATGAACGTCTTACTTTTCTCCATAAATTACTAGGTAATTGAGATAAATAAATACTAAAATGGTGAATAATATTTTTATTATGAGGTTTAACTCTTAACCATCCATTCGCTAAATCATCTTGATTGAGAGGCTTTACAGTAACTACTTCAGTGAAAATATCGTTATGACTATTAATTTTTTTTATGGTAACTTTATATTCACCATGTTTTAAAGATTGAGAAGTTGTAGTTTCAGCTATCATTATTAATAAAAAGATAATTAACTTTTAAATAAAAATTTATTATCTTTTTATATATAATAATGAAATTATTATATTATTTTTCTGATTGGATAATAATATGGTATTTACTTTATCAATTAAGAATTATTAATTACAATCCTAAAATAGCTGTTATTATAGGAATTATTGAAAATATTATATTCCTAATTATTTATAATAAGAAAAATAATAGTAAACTAAATATAAATTGTGTAATCAAATTATTAATGCTTTATACGATTAAAGAAACTAAATTTAAGATCAATGATTTTAATTTTGCAATATTTCTTTATATTTTATATAATATATTTTTAAAATTAAAATATAAAATAAGCATACTAGAATATTATTTTCCTAAACATATCACCCAATTACCTTTTTCCAAATAAATATATTCAATATTAAATTCAGGTTTTAATCTATTAATTTCTTCTTCTAACTGCCCGTTTTTATAAATATGATAATAACGGTAAAAAGTTTTATCATTTTCTTTTGAATACCATTTTACTAATTCATCTGATTTAGTAAAATGAAATGTTGAATCTTCTGGTTGTTCCATAGCCCAAACTACAATTAATACCTTACCTCCAATTTTAACTACTCTATATATTTCATTTAATGTTTGACTTCTTTCATCATCATTTGATAAATGATGATATGAAGCAACTACAATAATACCATCAAAAAAATTATTATCAAAAGGTATATTAGTCATTGATGATTCAATAACATCTAAATTCTTATTTTTACATATTTCAACTAGTTTAATGGAAAAATCAATACCTTTAAAATTT